AATGTAAGACTCATTGTATTTAGCAACCTCTCTTTGAAGAGTATTGACAGGATACATGCGTCCGTTACGATTTTTGATTGCTCCTTGTAGAAACACACCTTCGATAAAATGGTTTTTTCTACCATTCTTACCTTCTGTGATAACTACTTTACAAGTTTCAATCTCTTCCCGAATCAGTTTCATCTGGGGTTTCCTCTGGTGTTTGTGCAACAGGTGCTTCAGCATCTTCTGGTTGCTCTGTATTTTCAGGACCTTCTTCCTGAGGAGCAAACATAGTTTTACCTACATCCTGCTTTTTATCGTCCACAGCTTTAACAGCAGCAGCGTTCATACCAGTTGCAACGTAATCCGAGAGGTCTTTTTGACCCGCGAATAGCGCATTAACTATATCTTGAGCGGCTTGTGTTGGCATAATGTTATAGTATCGTAATAATTATTTATATATCTCCCTTTTTGTAGTCCGCAGGCTTGATACCTTGCTCCGCAGGGTCAGGTGGCTCTGGCTCTAAAGACATTGCCATCTGCTCATGCTCCATACTAGGCATAGCAAGTGGGTCGATTGCCTTACCTTCCTTAATTTCTGCTTCCATCTGCTTATCCATTTCTTGAAATAATGCTTCTGGTTGCTTCAATACTTGCTTGCGTAAGTATTCTAAGGAGAAGTAACGACCTACAAATGGGTCCATCTGCTGCAGTAATGCCATACGTGCATTCTGTATTTCTTGCTCTTTTAATTCAGAGAAGTAATTATCAGCGATGAAATCATACTGTATATGCTCCTTCATCTCATCCCATTCTTCAAGAGTAAAGATACCCTTTAAAACGACTTGAGTTCTTAGGAGGTCACTGAATAAATCAGAGAATCTTTTGCGCAATCTGACTACAAATTTCTGGAATTTTACTTCGTCTCTTGTAATCTCAGCACTTCTTCCAACATTAAATGCGGAATCAGATTCTAAGCGTGACTCGGGTACGTTGAGTGAGCGGTAGAGTTTCTTCTGGAAGTACTTGACGTCCTCAAGTTCTCCAAGATTTTGTCCACCTGGGAGCGTAGAGATTTCAGTACCTCGTCCCCCTTCTCTTCGTGGTAACCAGAAGTCTTCGAGCATTGACATGAATTTTTTGTCATCTCTTATCTCTCCTGTGTCTGCATTGTATACTAATTTGTTTCTATAGCGAGCCATAACCTCACGGAGGTATTGCTCTGCTTTTTGTTTAGGTAAATTACCTACATCAATATAGAAAATCCGACGCTCAGGTGCGCGGGACAATCTATATATCACCAAACTATCCTCAATCATACGTAAGTTGATTAAGTGCTTTGATAGCTTTGTGTAGATGTGACAACACATAGTTGCGTTGCATATCCATTTGTCCTGAGTGACAGAACGTAATGGCATCTGTGGCAATCTTTATACCTTGATTTTCATATCCACGTAATCCCTTTGGGCTGTATATAAAATACTCAACTGCTTTAGGTATAAGCGCATTTACCTGTGGGTCTACAGGTGATATACGGTCTTTTGGTTTATCGTATTCGATTACTTTTTTAATCTTACGAGGGTCAATATACCTTAACTCAGTAATTCCTTTCTTAGGGTCTTCTGGGTCTATCATCTTATGATAAAAAAGACGACCATCGATATACCATCTACGGAAAATATCGTATGCTCGTCTGTCAAAATCTAGTAAAGATAATATATTTTCAAACTCCTCACGAAGTCTATTCTTTACGCTTTGTGAAACTGGTAGGTTAGATAATTCAATATCTACAGGGTGGTCATCTAAATCACCCGCGATTGCTTCGTTGGTGATATCACTGATAGCAGCATCCGCTTCTGGATGAAGAGACATTTCACGGTATCTACCGATTAATTCTACTTCATTAGATTTGTTTGCGGAGTCACCTAGGTCAACGTACTGCCCAAAATAACCACCCGCTACTATGGGTTGCGCTGCATCATCACTATCTTTATGCACAAAAGAAGGACCCTTCTGGGATTCCTTCTTCTTGCGCTCAAGTGAATAACCAAATAATTGCGTCATTCCTTTTTTTCCGCTACTATTATATTTTTATTTATTATACCACAGATTAGGTAAAAAATCTATAGCTTATTTGTCCTTACCGTGTCCTAAGTTTGTATCTCCTGCATAAGTCCAGTATTGTACTTGGAATTCAACGGTATACTCCTCAGGAGTATCGTTGCTATCCCATGCTAAATCAATAGCAGATACGTTACTAGGCCATATCTGAGCAAACTTGTAAGACCTTACAGGATTACCTTGACGGTCAAACTGTCTGACAAGAGCGTCAGCACAGTAACCAGCTGGGTTTGATGTATTCTGTAAGTTTTGCTGTAGTGCTTGGATGTTTGTTGACCATGCTTCAAACTTAGAGCGAAGTGCAAATCCTGCATCATTAAGGACTGTAACTGTCCATGGCTCGAATGTGCGGTCTCCTGCAATTTTTAAAACACGACCTCTGTAAGGGACGTCAATTACACCGACTGTTGAGGCAGGAATGTTTGCTGCCTTTGCAAGCACAGTTGTGATACCAGCTGTGACTGCATTTGATTGTCCCTGTGTGTCTCCAGTTCCCGCTAGTGCTTGCTCAACATCTGCAACTGAGCCAGGCTCACCACCGATGAATGGATTTTGAGATGCTATCTCGGGAAAACCCATTTCAATATGAAACAGATTAGGACGTGCCAAGTCACCGATTCTATTTCGGAAATCGGTTATAGGCAAACTAGAAAATTGTTTAGACATTAGTTAGATGCTCCTAGAATTAATTAACGATTTCAGAGAAACTAGAACCAGTCCTAGTTGCGGTGAATGTTAGAGTGATAAAGTTGATTGACCTTGTAGGCTTCACGAAGATTTCAGCGAAGAATTCACCTCTATCTATAGCCTCAGGTGGGTTGTTTGAGTCATCACAGACAACTAAGAAGTCCACGACACCGCGCCTTGACTGGACGGAGCGAAGGAATGGCTCAACTATGTTTTTGAATTGTTGGCGAGTAAACTCATCGTTTAATTCAAATAGTTGATTCTTAGCAGCATCAGAGATTGCTTCCTCAATCACAAGGAATAGACGTCTGACGTTGATTCTATCAAAGGCAGATGTATATCCAAGTGCAGTCTTATCTCCGAAGAGGATGATTCCTTCACCTGGGAATGCTACGATTGGGTTAACCCTTGCAGCATATAGTCTGTCTCTGTGGTCTTTTAGAGGAGAGTAAGCAAGTTTAATTGCGTTAAGAATGTTTCCTCTGTTGAATCCTGCAGGAGAGAACCATGGCTCTTGATTAAGAGTTGTGCTTAATACAAGTCCTGCCATGTCACCGTTGCAAGGAATGTAACGATATACATCGTTATACTTGTCGTAGATATACTTGTAGTTGTTATCAAATACAGCGTAAGATGTAGAAGATAACTGCTCGAAGAAATCTATAGTCTTAGTAACAATGTCTGCAGTGCTTGGTTGACCTATAACATCACCTCTATGTGGAGAGATAAATGCCATGCAGTCTTTTCTTGCTGCAGCGATTGAAATAACATGCTGTGCCTTTGCTATTGTTTCACCAACAGATGACATGCTAGACCCCATAAGGATGTAGTCTAGGTCAATAGTCTCAGCATCATTAAACAATGTATATGCTGCAAGTGTTTCTGGACGTGCGATAGAATATCCATCGACTCCACCTTGTAGTGCATATCTAATTGTTGCTTGATTTTTTGTGCCTAGTAAAGGTTTTGCTTGAGGGTTAGTGCCTGTTGGGTCATCTAAATCATTGATTGATACAGAAGACTTGATAAGGTCAAACTCTCTGTTGATACCTGATAGACCAAAACCACCAGATGCATTTACATCTTTGTCATAAACTTCTCCTGTTTCATGACTACCCCAAAGAAGGTATTGTGATTTTGCTTTAACTACATCTTTATAATAGATGTTATCACCTTGAGGTGACTTAGCATCGGATGCTTTAGAAACATCTGTAAACTTCTCAACAACTGAGCCAGGTGTGCCTGTTAGCAATCCATCTCCATCAATAACCAAAATGTGCATTAGGTCATTGTGTCCGCCTCTTTCTGCAACCCATGCAGATGTTGTAGGACGTGCAGCAATGTTTTTCCACATTGTGTTTAGTCCGTAACTACGTGTTGCGTAGTCTGNNTCAACGTTAGCGATAGAGATTGTTGCAGCGTTTTTNTCTACAACAGTCTGGTTTGGTTGGAAGTTAGGTGATAGTGGGTTAAGTGAAACACGTAACTGACGTGAAACTCCTGATACAACACCACTGTCTCCTGTAGCAGAGCCAGGTGTGTTAGAGTTGTTTGCCAATTCAGTGATTGTATCTCCTACCTCGATGATATCAGATGCAGTATCATCGATAGTTAATTCTAACTTACGAGTATCAGCATCCCATGCAACAACGCGACCAGTAACACCACCAGATACAGCAGTGATAAAGTTGTCTTTCTCAAATGCACCTACAAGAGTAGCACCCGCGTCGAAAGTAACAATCACTGTGTAAGAGTAAACCTTACCGTAGATGTTTGCGGAAGAGAATGATAAGTCAGCGTTATTTGTGAATTCCCATTCAGTTGCTGTTGGGTCTGCTAGGTATAAGACTTGGTCAGCACCCGCGTCTGTCATTACAACACGTAATGAGTTAGCGAATTTTCCTGCAGTCCTTCCTGCCCATTTCCAGTTGTTAGATGCAGTCTCAACACTTGCCTCATACTCAGTCATAGACTTGATTAGAGGTGGTGTAATACCAGTTGATGTTTGCTCGTTGATTTCTGTCTTTGCAGCAGTTACAGTTTGAAGTGTAACAGTTGACCCATCAGTGTGTGCAGCAGCAGTAGAACCTAATACTCCGCGCTCAACTGTGAGGTTGTCCCCAGCTACACCAGAGATTCTTAGAAACTCATCGTCAATTCTGATGTATGAGTTTGTGCTTCCTGCAAGTGCAGTAGCAGAAGTAACTGTTAGTGTAGTGTCAGAATCCGTAAATGTAGACCCTTCGTTGATTGTGGAAGATGTGCCTGCGGCTTCGATTAGAGTGATTTGTGATTTTGCAGCGTGTGATGCGGCTGATGTCTGTAACTGTCCTCTGCTGACTACTACGTCTAGACCAGAAACAGATTGGACTACCATCAATTCAGCGTCGATGAATAATACATCGCTTACATCGAAGTCAGTTGCTGACTCAACAGTAAGTGTTGTATCTGTTGCGCTAAAAGATGTGATAGTGAATTGTGCAGTATCAATCGCATTCTTTAATGCTGAGTTGTCTGCTCTTACTACTTTAAGTGTCCCGCCATATAGCAAGAATTGTGCTGCAGTAAACCAGTATTCAAAGTTTAAGTCATTTGGTTTTCCAAATGTTGCAAGCAATTCCTTCTCACTTGTAATAGTTGTTATGTCTTCGACAGGACCTTTCTCGAATGCACCTACTATAGCACCGACGTTATCAACCGTCGCGTTAACTACATTGGTGAGGTCTCTCTCTAATACGGCAACTCCTGGGGAAAGTTGTGTTGATGCCATTAGATAATCTCCTATGGGATTCCATTTACAATGCTGAAATTATTTATAGAAAGGCATCTTTTCACTGGGGAAACAAGACGTGAATTACCAATCAGGGTAGTCACCGTAAGGTTTTTTACGTTTACGTTTACGTTTTACTCTCCATATAGTACATGATTTACACTCATAAGCATAGGCAGATGGGTTAGACCCTCTATCTTTTCTAGTCTTATAGAAATCATTTCGCAAATTTTTCTCTTGACCACATATACGACATCTTCTATCCACTCATAAGCATAGGCAGATGGGTTAGACCCTCTATCTTTTCTAGTCTTATAGAAATCATTTCGCAGATTTTTCTCTTGACCACATATACGACATCTTCTATCAACAAACAGGAGATTGTCTAACTCAAACTCCTCTTCTATACTCATCTGTAGTCCCACATATAACTACGGTCACCATACTCATCTGTATTCCAGTCTCTATTAGATTCCCATCTATCTCCTTCAGAGTCAACAAATGTTTCATCATCTAAACCATCACTAACAAATCCAAACGGAGCCATGTCTGCCTCTATTGCATCTTTTTGCTCTTGATACATGCGTGCTCTGACATCACTATCGTGTAACTCTCTGAAATAATCTGATGTTGCTAACCAACTAAAGATAACAAGACACATAGCAAGGTCATCGTTA